ATGTACCATGTAGGCACCTGTATAAACTTAATCTTTCGTCCACGAGACTTCATACCTCTTTCTGAAAGATTACAAAACTCAGAAACAAAAGAGTTAACTGCAGCAGGTCCTGCTGAGTAAACTAAAAATTCTTTGTCTCCATCTTGCATTCCAGAAAGAGCGACACCCATAGCACGAAGAAAGACTTGATAATCATCAAAGTCAGTTGTTCCATGCACCGCTACTATCATCAGAATTTCCATTCTTTAAACTATCCAAAATGAATAGCATCTTATCAATATCCCGATTTGACATATTGTTTGTATCAATTGGCCTTACAGTTTCTGGATTAACCAATCCTTCAACAGTATCAGCTATATAAAACATATTGTCATGAACCCAATATGCATGATCTTCTATTATCAAAACCCTAACCGTATTGTTTTTCAAATGTTTTCTTGCTTGAGAAAGCGGTTTTGGCTTTTCAAAAAGATCATTAGGAATAAAATTCTTTACTATTTTGTGTATATCACTTTGTGTATATACTACTTTAGCAAAGTATTTATCCTTCTTTTTTACTGCTATTATAATTATAGAGCATACTGCTATCAATGTCAAGTTGATAGCTAATAACTCAATCATTAGTTTTCCTTTTTAGGATGCTTAACAGTATAATTATCAATAATAGATTTAATTGTACCGTTTTTATTTAAACGGACAATTTTGCCATTTTTAATCTGTGTTGGATTAAATGATCCAGCCTTCTTCTTTGGCATTAATCGTTACCATTTTCTTTTGGTTTAAATATGTGTGTCAATGATTGAGACGTTGTGTAGTCTTTACCAAAGTCAGCAAACAATGCTTTGTCTCTTTCACGATTAGCAATTCCTCTTGACCATGAATAACCTGCGTCTCCACCCCACGCAAGCCACATTATGTATCCATTAGATGGGTTTGCTGAGTTGCCCCAGTCCTTACCCTTCTTATCTACTTCATGGCGTGAGAAGTATGAGTACATTCTTTTAACAGTGCTAAGAGATATTGTTTCTCCTCTTGCTAACTGCCCTGCACGAGTCCAACCAACTGCAGTTCCTGCACCAGTTGCTTTGCCATCTTCTTTAAACTTAAGTGCTCTACGAGCTGCAGATCTTGCACCAGCAGGTGGTGAGTAACCTTCTGCTTTTGATACTGTATCTGTATCGTATTCAACTGTGTCATCGTCTTCAAATAAGTCATCTGCTTTTGCTACTGGAACACAGTTAGGAACCATTCTACCGCCTTCTCCAGGCTTCATTCCACGTTGTACATATCCATCCCAACATGGTGCTTTCTTGTTCATCTCATCTTGACAAACTGGACAGTCTGGGCAATCAACATTTAGCTCTTTGCATGTTTCGCATCCACAACCTTGATATGCTTTACCAATTGATGCCTCTGCTGGGCAACAATGAGATTTGCCAATTGATGAGTCGTACATAGCCATCTCTACTTCTGAATCCATTGTATGATTTTCAATATCTACTATAGTTGCATCCTTATACATCATTCCAATACTGTATGCGGTTGGCTCCCACTTACCATCTTCTTCTTCATAAATTCTAACAGCCATTGCTGGATTTTCTGGTGGCATAGACTGAATTGCATACTCTGTTCCAGGAACTCCGTATACCCCACCCTCAACCATAATGTGTTCTACAACACCATGGACAACACCCTCAGATGTTGAGCCCATAACAAAGTCACCTTCTTTTATCATATAACGATTATATCAGAATTCTTTGGGCTTTACGACTCTTTTTAGCTCCTGAAGAGACCACTTCTCTTGTTTGGAAAGCTTGCTAACTTCTTCCTGATTATAAGATTTTTCAGTTAAGGATATTAGTGGATCATCTTGTAAAAAGTCTATATTTACATACCCTTTTTCCCATAAAACCATAAGCTCTGAATTAACAAAGTTAAGATGGTCATGATAAAGTTCTGGCATTATTTCTTTAACCTTTGGAGTAAATGAATATAGCATTTCACCGCTTTCAGGATCAATGCCAGCAACCTCTATACCACCCTCAAGAATAAGATGATCTATGATTTCACTTATATGTTCATCTTCAAACATCTACAAAGTCCATGAACTCTTGGCGAGTCTTTGCACCATTCATACGTTTTACTTCTCTTCCATCTTCCAAAAGTATATATGTTGGAACAGACTTGATACCAAACTTTTGAAGCAGCTCTATTTCTGTATCTGCATCAACAAAAATAAAATCAATGATTCCATCTTTCTTTAGCTCTTCTGCTATTGGTCTGGTACGCTGACAAGGATTACACCACTCAGCAGTAAAGTATAGTACGTGACTCACTTGCCAGACTTCTTTCTAGCCTTTGCAAGAACATCAAAATCTTTTACCTTCGTATCACCTAAGTATCCCCATGCATAACCATCATTAATCATCATGTCATTAAGAGATACTGTATCTCCATTAATATATACCCAGCCTAAAATGCGACCATACTTTTCAGATGAATCCATCTTTTCAGTCTTGATTACAACAGACTTAGCATCTTTTAGAGCCTTCTTTAGATACTCTTTAGACTCAAGACCAAGAGCCTTCTCTTTAAGATCTTTTGTACGAGACTCAGGGGTATCAATACCAGCAAGCCTTACACGAGATGAGAACAAGATGTCAAACCCCAAATCAATCAGAACGTCAATGGTATCTCCATCTACTACGTTCTCTACTTTTCTTACATAGTATTCATACATAATAAGCCCCCTTAGACCCAATACTTAATTATAGCAGTTGTTGCAAGAATTGACCAGATTATATTAAACCAAATAATTGTTGGTAATGTTTTTACTGTTGATGACCAAATTAAAGATAAACTGGTTATTAGTGCAAAGATGTATAGCCACCAAAACTGTACACCAAAAATAAGACCTGGAATAATAATTGCTGCCTTGGTCATAAAGGCAAAGAACTCTACCGTATTTGGTAGGTTCCAATAAGACTTATGCCTCATTGTCTTTAGAGCATTAATCCACTCTGTTCTAAATTTCATTTTAATCCCTCCAAAAATTGTCTATGGTCCATGCAATCATCTCTTTTTGAATTTTGTCTAGCAATATAATGGTAATATTTATTAAAAAAGTCATTATATTTTTTTGAATTATCTATGTATCTTCTAGCCACATGTTTACTAATGACATCAATACCCAGACCAACTATTAGCCAGCTATCAGAAGCCCAGTAAGGTCCTCCGTCATTCTTTGTTGGAAATCTTTGTTTCCATAAATTTAGCCTTTGCTTCAATGACTCTGGAGCTTTTTCATAAGTAAACTTTTTCCAAAAATCAGTATCTTTTCTCTGGCTCATATAATGAAAATATATAAACTCTGACATGTCGTTATTCATAGACAATACATCTTTATTGAATTCATCTCTTATACATGAAACATCATCAAAAAGCCATTCTGGATTTGTTAACAGTCTTCTAAGCATATTAATGCTTATCCATATAGATGTTGCCTCTAGAGGTTCTATAAAGTTTGCAGCTAGTCCAATCGCTACACAGTTATTAACCCATGTTTCTTCATAGCATCCAGCACTAAACTTAAAGGCTCCCTTACCTTTTCTTGGATACGTTGGTGTATAACCAAGAAACTCTTCTATCTCTTGTGCTGCTTCATCTTCTGATATTAATGATGAGTCATAAACATAGCCGCAGCCAAATCTTGATTGCAATGGAATTTTCCACATCCAACCATACTTCATAGCAATTGCTTCAGTATAAGGTGGAATATCATTTTCAACATCAGTGAAAAATGGCAATGCAGAATCTGATGGCAAAAAGTCGCCATAACTCTTCCACTTTGCATCAAAAATCTTTCCTATAATTAATCTATGAAAACCACTACAGTCAAAAACAAAATCACATTCAATTTGTGTAGCATCATCAAATAATATTTTATCTACATTATTTTTTTGATTTACAGATATATCTGTAATTGTTTTTTCTATTATTTTTATATTGCGATCTATACCAATTTGCTTTAGTCTAGCTGCAAATTTTGCAGCATCAAAATGTATTGCATGAAGACCAAGCTTATCATGGTGGCTATCTAGTTCATCAACAGTATACTCTTTATATGTAAATGGAACCTTGTTTAATTCTGAAATTTTTTCAATAAAATCAACATCTGAGTGTGAATTATTTTTAATAATACTTGATAACACCAATGGTCTTGAGAATAAGTCTTGTGATTCTGCATCAAAGCCAAGTAGTGTTGGACCTTTTAATGCAAAACCATGGTAGTAAAACTCTCCATCATTGTTCCAATTCGTAAATTTAATTCCATTTTTTATTGTAGCATCGCAGTTTTTTACTATATCGCTTAAAGGTATGTCAAGTGTCTCTAAAAATTCTATTAGTCTTGGGGTAGTTCCTTCTCCAGCACCCAATATTCCAATTTCTTTAGACTCAACTACAGTTAAATCTAGATCTGGATATTCTTTTTTTATGTAAAGAGCTGTCAGCCATCCAGCACTACCTCCACCAATAACAACTATTTTTTTTGTCATTACTTTCTCCCCCATTTAACTTTATTCCAACCACGCTCATGGAAGTAATAAAGGATTGTTTTTGTAACTACCTCAAAACTTGCGATTGCACCTGCTGTAACTGGCTCTTTGGTTATAAGCCAAGCAATAGCAAATGTATCTGCTGTTCCAATTATACGCCAGGTAACAGCCTTTAGTGCTGATCTTTGTTTAGATACATTCATGCTGGCCACTCCATATTTTTAGGACCTTTACTGATTATGTTCCAAACCTTAGATACCCATCTCTTTACGCTTTTGCGTAGCCGATATAGCATGAATGTCTGCCCCCAAATCTACTTGTTCAATCTTGTATCCAACATCTCTACCATATACAATGTTGGTAATGTTAGGTAATCTTAATACCAAAGCACCATCCATAAATTCATCTTTGGCAATATACTCTTTTACCTGATCAAACTTAAGTGGATCTTTCTCACTTGTGTTGTAGGTATTACGGACTCCAAGAAGCACTTGGTCAGTTCTCTTTCCAGCTTCCTTATAAAGGGCATGGTGTCCTTCATGCCAAGGTTGATAACGACCAAGCATCAAGGTTGTTGGTGCTGACCAATCATGTAAACCAAACTTCTGAATAATATGTGATGCCTTTGCATTGGCATCTAGATTATGACTAATAAAAGCTACATCAAATTCTGTTGGTCTTTCAAACATCTTATTAGTATCTTCAAATCGTCCCTCAACAAGTGTATCCATAAATACAAGAATGTCTGGCTTTCCAAATGCTGCACGAGTTAATTCTGTTGGGCAAACAAAGTCTACAACTACTGGAGCAACTCCCTGTTTAGCAATAAGTCGTGCCATTTCTCCCATGCGTCTTGCTTGCTCTAACCTATCTTCTGTGCTAAAGCCTAGATCTGAGTTTACTGTAGCACGCACTTCATCTGCATTCAGATGGACAGCGTTAATGCGTTCCTTTAGTGCCTTTGCTAGCTCTGTTTTACCAGAACCTGGAAGACCAATAATCTGAATGATCATGCGTGTGGCTCCTCTGTTGCTTTGTTTTCAATAAGCTTATCACGCTCATCAAGTATGGTTATTGCAAAAGACATCATTTTTTTATACCCATCTGAATTATTCATAATTTTATTATAATGATGACCACAAAAAAGAAGTTGTCCATTTAGTCCAGTAACCTGAACCAAAGCTTCTGCTGCACAAGAATCACAACGGTCTGTTGCTTTCAGAACCCACTCTGGCTTAATAGTATCATCTTTAATCATTGTAGTCATAGTATACACTTACTTTCTGTTGTCGGTGGAATAAAATCCACTACCATTAAAAACTGCTCCTACATTAGAGTATACACGAACTAATCTAGAATTACAAGTCTCACAGCTATACCCTGGATCATTTTCTTTGATAGATCTTTCTTTTATATACCGTTTTGCACAAGGCATACAGTCATATTCGTAAGTTGCCATAACTACCCCATCTCTAATTGTTTGTTATTTTTTCAGGAATGTATCCGATTTCAGGTCTTTTGTCATACTTCCAGCCTGAATGCTGACCTTCTGCATTAACATAGTGCAAGAATGTTTGAAGATGCCATGACCCTTCAGATGTATCAAAAGTATTTCTCCAGTGCTCAACCTGCATACCTTTATATATAAGTATGTCTCCAGTATTCAGCACACATTCTTGACCATCTATGAATATTGGCCAAGTATATCCATCTTCTACATAATAATTTCCAATAGCTACCGTCATTGATATTTCACATGAAGGTCTATCCTTATGTCTTTTTAATTCTGCACCAGGCCTATACAATCTATAGTATGAATATGTTGGGTGTAGACTAAGGCCAGTATTGTCTTCTACTACTTCATGAAGCATTAATAATAAAGATTCCATAGCCATATCTGCATATTTAGCATGTGACCCAGGAACCTGTATGTCAGACTCAAAGTTATTCTTTTCATCTAAAAATGCATACTGTGTAAGAAAGTCAGTCAATTCTTTACTTACCACATTTCTTACTATAACGTAACCATTTTCGTTAAAATACTCTAAGTTATTCATTGTATCCTATCGTGAATCCATGTTACAATTGCATATTTTGTTCCAGACTTTATTGGGTGCGCTATATGCCTATATGCATAATTTGATGGAAATATAAATAAAGATCCAGCACTTGGTTTAATTTTTATGTCAAAGTTAACAAACTCAATTTCTCCACCATCATATTCATCGTTTAAATAAAGAATTAAAGATATTGAACGTTTAGATCCAGTATCTCCATCATAATGTGACCTAAAGTATTGTGAGTCAGTATATTTTAGCAAATTGTTGTGTTCTGTATAATAAAATGGCTCATTGATATCAAAAATTTTACGATAACTACTTAAGCATTCTTTAGTAATACTATTAAACTTATCATCAATATTTTTTAATGATTCATTAAATTGTGAGGATTTTTTTAAAGACAAGGTAGAGTTTGTTCTTACTTGTTCTAACCCTTTAATCACTCCATCTTCTTCACTTTTGATTTTTGCTTTTTCAAAATATACCAAAGACTCTTGGTCTGAAGATATTGTATCTATAAACTTAATATCTTCAGCCAAGTTGTCCCATATATTTTCATAAATAGCGACTGCTCCAGCTAGTATTTTTGTTGGATCAATCATATTTAATATACCAATTACTTAACTTTATTTCCAAATTTAACCCAGACTCTTTCGTGAAGAAAGTAACCAACAGCTTCCCAACCAATATATAATAAGGCACCTAAGCTTGCATACTCCCATTCACCAGTGAATAGATAAATTACACCAGCGACACCAACCAAATGAAATGTCTCCCAGCTTCCTGTCTTTAGCAATGTTCTTTTAGTTGATTCCATTTACTTTACCTGGCTAGCATTCTTGCCACCACCAGATGACTTCTTTGCAGCAGGCTTAGCTGCTTTCTTAGCAGCATCTGCCGAAGTAGCCTTTACTGGTGTTGGTGCACTTGCTGCTATCTTGTTAAGCAATGGAGCATTCTCTTCACCAGTATAAACTGGACGACCCCAACCAACTACAGCGTTAACTAACTTCTTTTTGTTATTCTTAACATATGCACGAGTCTTTTCTACGCACATACCGCCATTGCGCTGGTCTCCCTTTGCAGTTCCTGAAGTGTTTCCCTCAATAACTTGGATTGTTCCATCACCATTGTTCTTAATGCAAAGACCAACATGTGAAATACGATTTACACCATCATCTGGGAAATCAAAATAGATCCAGTCTCCTGGAGTTGGATCGTCATTACGAGCATCTGACCAACGCTCCGCCTTCTTGAACCAGTCTGCTGCTGCAACTGTTGATGCAGACTTAGGGAATGACTTTACTCCCGCAGTGAATGCCGTCCAAGAAACAAATGACTGGCACCATGGTTGGAAGTTAACCTTAATCCATGCACCGTACTTTGTTTCGTTATCCTTTGGGCCTTCAATTGTGCCCACTTCTTTCTTTGCAACCTCAATGATTGCCTCTAGTGATCCTTTAATTGCCATTTTACCCCTCCTATAGGTATTTATCTATTATAGCATCAGGAGGCTTTGTGTGTCAAACGATAATGAGTTCTTATCCTATGACAGTTTGCACAGACAACCTCACACTTTGCTATTTCTTTTTTAATAGCTGCCCAAGAAAATCCATCATGAATCATTCTTGAGATATTGTATTTTTTGTCATGCAGGTGATCAAAATCTAAGACTATTGGATTAGTTACCCCACAGTCTACGCATCCAGAATTCTCTTTTATTTCTGAGAGTCGTTTCTTAAACTGTTGCTTATTATAATGCTCTAACTCCTTGTTAGTCATATTATATAAACAAGTATTTAGCTATTCAGAACAGACTTTTGGCCAGCAATTGCAGCTTCAATATCACTGCAAATTAAATCATATTCTTCTTGAAAGATCTTTTTAGATCTTCCTATGCCAATCATGACAGGATGACCAGCTTCAGTTAATGAATCCTTTAGGGTCTTCTCTATGTCGTAGTTTAATACTGTACAGTGGTAATGCTTAATAACATATCCATCTTTATCAATAAGATATTTTTCAAAATTACCGCCCATAGTTTCACCATTATCAAAACCAAGATTTAGCCACCAAGAGTAATAATCTTGTGATGGAGCTATTCCTAACTTATTATTAGCTTGCTTTAGCTCTATCATTTGACTAGATATTTCCTGATACATTGCGTGTACTGGAAGATTTTCTTGACCTAAACCATTTTTACCATGTGCTTGAGATACCTCTGGGTGTGGATTAGAACCAATCATTTCAGAATACTGGAAAGTTACACCATACGCATCTTTACCGTATTCTTGAGAGTCTAAACCACATGTAATACCTTCTGACCACTTGCCCTTTGTAACTCCTGGGCCACAGTAATCGTTTGTTGGAATAGCAACTATCTGGAAATCGTCTCCTCCATATTTTGCTTGAAGCCACTGTAAGACTTCTAACTGATTGGCATTACCGCAACCAACAGTAGTGTTAACAATCATTGTTACCTTGCCCTTGAATTGATCAAGGAAGTTAGGATTACCTTCAGCAGAGTTTAGTGGAATATCGTAAATTGATTTCATGTCTTGATTATATCATATGTTAAAAGCCCCACACAGGCAATTCACCTGACTTGCGCCACGGTCTCTATCCAATGGGTAACTAATCCATCACTAAGGTCCTGTGTGGGGACTATTATATTGTACTACTTGATTTTGATTGTCTTAGGCTTCTTTTCTTCAGGCACAACACGATCAACACTAATGTTTAGCATACCGTCCTTTAGTTCAGCACCAGTTACTTCCATATATTCACCAAGAGCAAATGATCGTACAAACTTACGACCAGCAATACCCTTGTGAACTACTTCGGCATCTGTTACTTCTGTAACTTCTCCTTTAATAATCAAGGTTCCATTATCTACTGATATGTCAATATTGTCCTTCATGAATCCTGCAACTGCAAGAGATAGCCTATATGTATCTTGATCTAGTTTAATAAGATCATATGGAGGATATGACTGTAGATTTGTCTTGTGTGCTGTATTTAAGCGAGATAGCTCCCTATTGAAGCCAATAAAAAATGGATCATTAAAAAGATCCATAGCATGTGTTACTACCATTTTTATTCCCCTTTCAAGCGAATAAGTTAGTGTATCCCCGTAGGCAATACATATATATTATATCATATATTCTTTGTTGCATAAACCTCTATAAAATCTTCATAATCCTTATTAAGTTCTTGGATAAAGTCAAGAGATCTAACCAATTCTTCTATATGAAGTCTATCTTCATGCTTTTCTCTTGGGTAGTGTCCATCATATCTGTCTTCCCATACCCTCCCAGAAAAAGATATACTTTTAAACCTATCCTCATAATTATCATTAAGCTTAATATTAAATCTTTTAGATATATTAAGAAAATTTGCTACGGTATTTTCTATGATGTCATCAAACTTTGCTATATATATATTGTCACTATTATTCTTAGCATACATCATATATTTTCTATAAAGATTAGATAGCTCTTTGGCAGTATCCCTAATAGATAAGTCTGTTGTATTTGAACTTACCTCAATCCGTTTATTTATAAGTGAAGATATTGAGTCCTCTGGTTTTCTAAAAACTGTAACGTTATATATTTCTTTTACGCTAAATATCTCTGGTATATGAACTGTAGCATAATCAGAAATTAATATCTCAGCTGAGACACGACCAAGATATACGTTGGCTGATCTTGGAAAAGAATTAAAAATAACCTGACTCATAGCAATCTCCTTTGTTGTTTGTTGCTGGTCCAGTAGGGCACGATCCTACAGCCTTCCGATTAACAGTCGGACGCTCTGCCAATTGAGCTATGGACCAAATCTTTATTTTTTACTGACTACAATTTTATCGTAATCTCCATGGACAAGAACCTCAATAGTTAAACCCTCTACAGTTACTTTTTCACCCTCATGTAGTAACAAGTCTGCTGAAGGCGGAGTCAAACAGGTGCTCCTAAGTACAGGTCTTTCACTTGGAAAGATTGGCTTAAAAAACTCTTCCCCATGACTTAATTTTGCGTCATAGGTATAAACAAGAACTCCATCTTTAATTATTGGATTTTTGCATGAAAACTTGGAAGATCTACGAGATTCAATGATTACCGCTTTCGTATCTGACACAGGAATTACTGCCATTTTTACTCCATCTTTTTGAGATGAAAGTGGCACGAGAGTTAAATTAGTTTGCTTTAAATTATCTTTAGATTTGCAAAAAATCTTTTCATTGGGCATCCAGCCAGCAACAAAACGAAGCCACCCACTCAGCTCTCTTGTAATTCCACTGTCATTTCCCATGATGTCCATGACTTGAAATGGACTTGCATTTCTTGATGCTCCAACATGTGGGATTGCAATTGCATGTCCAAACTCATGAGCCCAATAGGACCATATTTCTCTATCAGGTTTAGAGAAAATTGCACCAGCCATTGAAAAGGAACTGATTGGGCCCTCATTTGTAATAGAACCTTGCAGTGCTTTATCCCAAGGAAATCCTTGGATTGACTCTTTAACAACTGTTTGTGCTTCTGGCAACAAGAAGTTTATTGTTTTTACATTTGTAAAATTAAAAAATGGATCAGCACTTTTTAGTGCATCCTTAAATAGTTTCTCATTGTTACTTGAACTATTTAAATTTGCTGAAAGTGGAGTTACATAATCAGTAGATTTACCAGGAACTGTTACCCACTTATCAAGTACAACCCATTCAATTTTTAACTTTCCTTCACTGACAGTTGAATACCATTCAGAAAGTAGTTGCATTTGTTCATCTACTCTTGCTCTAAAGTTTTTTTCTCCAGGCAAATCTGGAAAATCAATTGGAATTAGGGCCCATTTAAGTATTCCGTTGCGTTGAGTCAATGGAGTTACAGATGGAAAGCCAGACGGTAAAGACAATATAGGTGCTTCTGGAGCATCCCAGCCCTTTCCAGTTCTTGGTCCTTTTAAATTAACTTCCTTAATCTTGCATAGATCAATTTTGTCACTTGGTTCAGACGGTGGTGTGTAAGTAATATTTTTTGTTGATGTGGGCGTTGGTGAAGGCGTAGGAGTTGGCTTAACAACAGGTGATTTTTTTACAGCCCATCTATAAACTTTTCCATTTTTTAAACATATTGTATTGTTTTTAACTTTATTTAAGTTAGACTTAGAGCATGACTTATTAGTAAACTCATACTCTTGAATATTTTTTTGAATAGGCTTTACTTCAACTGGTGCTTGGGTTGGTGCGAGCAAAGACGCAACTGTTACTGTAGATACACAAACTATACACATTTAAATTACTGCTCCTTTATTTTAAATACTACCTGGCAAGGATCTCCGCCAGACTCCCACTCTTCTTGCTCTTCATCACTCATGTATGGATCTCCATCATGAGTATTACAGAAAGGCTCTGTTATCCATCCACGCTCAATTCCATTATTTAGCCAGATTTCAAACTCATTATAGTCTGCTTCTGAACCTTGAATATCTTTTAATATTTTTTCAAAATCTTCATCCATAATATAAGTATACCCTTATGCAGTTAGAATGTCAACTGGACCAATACAAGATGTACTGTATGCAACCGCTGCATTTAATGCTAGAGTCAGACGACGCTTGGGATCTTTATGATTTTGGGTAGCATGAAGAGAACCCATAGCGAAGTCTGCCCCAGATCCTATAGCACAGAAATCTCTGTCATAGGAAACCAATGTAAGGCCATCTGCATCATGTTCATACAGCTTTCCTTTTACTCCAATCAATAGGGATAGTTCGCTATCTTTACCGCCAATATCCCACTCACTGTAAAATGATTTAAGTGATTTTAAGAATTTTCCATGCATAAACTTATCAGGGTTGCCCTCTAATGCAGGTGGAACAAAGTTGTATTGAATAATCTGTCCATCAAATGTTCCTGCAAAACCAAAAACATAAGGTCCTGACTTCCATACCTTTGGTTTATCAATTGGTACTATGTAGCTACCCTCAGAGGCACCACGTTCTCCAGCAAGGTATACCTTACCATCCTTCATTATTCCTGCAATACAAGTCATGCCTACCCCTAAGTTTACTGTATTACCAGTATACCAGAGGTAGGCACGAGTGTCAATTAACCTAAAATATGACTAATTAGCTTTTTTATCTACAGTTTTAAATGCATCATTTATTTCTGCGATAGTAAGCTTGCCATCGTCCAAAAAAGCTCGTGCCAGTCTTTCAATAACTGTTGCCACTCCTAATAGACCTGCAAGCATTACTGCCTGAATTGTATCAATTCCTACTACTGCTCCAGCACCAAGTACTGATAGACCAGAAGCAGCAAAGACTGCTACGATACGCATCAAAACATTTGTCAAAGCTTTTTGTGGGTGCTCCTTTTTTGGAGCTTCTACTACCTTTTTTCTAGTTGCCATTTTATTTTTCCTTTCGTAGTGGTATTGTGATTAGCCATACAACTGTGGTTGCAAGAACTGCAATCCCAACAATGTCTCTGGCTGATCCTGTTAATGTTAGCCATGCTATAAAGAAACCAAGAAGAGTAAAAGCTTGTGCGATTACTTCAACTCCAGCGTCTTTCAGCCATGTGAAGAATCCCTTCACAACTTTTTTGATTATTTTCATATTATCTCCTCATCCCAATCATTACGTTAGCAATCTGTGAAACAATGATTACTGGAATAATGACTTCCTGGGCCTTTTCTCTCTGATCATCTGTCATATCGCTACCTAATTCAGAGAAATTAGATAGTAATTCTGCTACGTCCACCTCAAGTACTGCTCCAATTGGGTCTGCTAAAAATGCTTCTGTTTGTACTTCTGTTACTGCATCTGCTAATGTAAATGGCATTGGTGTATCCCCTGCAGATTCTGCTCTGTCAGTAAACTCAACAAATGCTTCAGCAAGTGCTGGGTTAGATTTCATCTGCTCAGCAATTTGTGCAACTTCTGATGTTTTGATACCAAGATCTTCTGCAACTTCTACCTTTGCTTCTTGCGTCAATGCTTTAAGGGTTTGACTTACTGCTGTAATTTGTTCAGCAGAAAGAGTAACTAGCTTATTATCTTTGCTTGTAAGGTTAGCAATAACTCCAGACAAGTCTTCTGCTGTCCCAGTACCCTTTTCAGGAATAAGTTCTGCTAAAACTTCATCTTTAATTTCTACATCTGGCTCAGTCCATGGGTTTTCTTCAGGCTCAGGATCTGGTCCTGGTTCTGGTGAAGGTTCAGGCGTAGGCTCTTCTGTGGGTTCCTCAGTAGGCTCTGGAGTTGGTTCTGGAGTTTGTTCTGGATCTGGTGTAGGTTCTATTGTAGGTTCAGGAGTTGGCTCCTCTGTAGGCTCCTCTGTAGGCTCAGGAGATGGCTTTGGCGTAGGACTAGGCTTTGGTTCCTCTGTAGGCTCTTCTGTAGGCTCAGGGCTTGGTTCCTCTGTTGGCTCATCTGTAGGCTCTTCTGTAGGCTTTGGAGATGGATCATCTGTAGGTTCATCTGTAGGTTCAGGACTTGGTTCTGGGGTGGGTTCTGGGGTAGGCTCTGGAGTTGGTTCTGGAGTAGGCTGATTGGCTGCAGCGTTAGCTGCTGCCTGAGCAATAGCAGACTGAATCTCTCTTTGTAATTGTTCTTCATAGTAACGCCATGCGTTATCAATCGCACTATTAAGATTATTTATTGACTGCTCGTATGCATCTTCAGCATTATTTTTATTTTGCAATGCAGTGGCAACATTTAAAACTGCGTTGTTATATTCGTTTGTTTTATTAATTAATGTTTGATTATAATTATTTAATGTTGAAACTGCTTGATTATAAATATTTAGTTTGTCATTATATACATCTTGTGCTAAGTTCTTTGTAGCAAGTGCTTGGTTATAATCATTTATCTGCTCCTGTGTTGCACCTGGTCCAGAAGAAAATGTATTAAGGTTACAGCTAAAATTTTGTCCCCAGACTCTTGGATTTCCAGCATAGTCACATCCTGCTCCAGTCCATCCTCCAGGAATTGCCCATCCAAGATGATATGAACCTGGGCCTCCGCCGTTATACCACCATATTTCTACATCTAAAGTCTTGTCTTCACTAACATCATATGCTGGAGAATAGTCGCTCCATGTAGCACCTTGCTCTACCCAGTTATCAACGGCAAGTTGCCCATCAACATACATTCTAAACCCATCATCTGTATATCCTGCAAAGTAGGTTGATGTGAACCAAGACGGTACTGTTATTTGACCAGTGAACTTAACTATAAAGTTTTCGTATCTGTTACCACAAACTGGTAGTTGCATGTGGCTTGAGTTCCAAGTACCAGAACAAATCACAGATCCTGGGGTAGCGACATTACCCTGTCTAACAAGAGTATAAACAGTGTATTCCAAACCTGTTCCTCCAGCAGACTGCATGTTAGATTGTGCTGTTTGTAGATTAATGTTGGCTACTTCAAGTGCATCTAGTGCATTATTCTTATTAGTTAGGGCAGTGGCTATTGTGGCTGTTTGTCCATCTACCGCTGATTGGGCTAAATCTTTTTCTTCAAGTGCCGTGGTTTCTGCGTCAAGGGAGTCATCATATAGGACAGAGGTTTGTGTCTTGGCTTCTTCTGCAGATACGGCAAGATCATATTTGTCTTCTGCTTCTTGGATTAAGGATATAAATTCATCCTTGTATCCAAGGTCGTCTATGCTGTTGTTTAGTTCCTCAATTTGCTGAGCAGCAACTGTTAGTGGATCGTCAGAGTGGGCCTCTGTAGGGGCTATAAGAAGCCAAGCAAAGGCAAGGGTAGAAACTGTAAATATACGCAAGAGCTTTTTCAAGTGGTGTACTCTCCTCACACCTATTATATCAAATTATTCAGTTAGACATATAGGCAAAAAGAAAGGGAGCCAGTTTCCTGACTCCCAAACTTTTAAGTTATTGTTACTTAACTAAAGCAACCTTAGCCTTTGGATTCTTCTTGTTCCACTGAGTGGCCAACTTGTTAAATGCAGCCTTCATGGACTTAATCGCTGCAGCATTATCTGCAGTCAACTTAGCAATCTGTGCATCCTTAGCAAGAAGAGCAGCATCTGATGCAGTCTTTGCATCAGCAAGTGCCTTTGCACCTGCTGCCTTCTCTGTTGCTACAGCATCTGCAACTGCCTTATCTGAAGCAGCCTTTGCATCTGCAATTGCCTTATCTGATGTAGCCTTTAGATCAGCAAGTGCCTTGGCATGTGAAGCCTTTAGTTCTGCAAGTTCTGCAGTAACTATTGCAAGTGAAGCATTAGCTGCTTCCAACTCCAACTTGAACTGTGCGATAATCTTATCTGCAGCAACGCCTGCTTCTGCAAGTGCCTTTAGAGCGCTTGCTTCTGCCTTCTTTGCATCAGTTGCTTCTGCTGTTGCCTTTAGTAGGTCAGCATTAGCCTTTGCTAGGCTTGCTGCTAGGTCTGACTTAGCCTTAACTTCTGCTTCAAGCTGAGCCTTTGTAGATGCATGTGCAGCCTTCTCAGCAGCAAGTGCAGCCTTCTCAGCAGCAAGCTCTGAAACTAGATCACGAACTGCAATTTCTGCAAATGGTGAAAGTGTACGAGCAGGAAGTCCAACTACGTCTGCAGATGTTGCATCAGAAGATGTTGTTGGAGCAAATGTAATAAGTGAGCGTGTTCCAGTTGCTGGTAGTGTTGCAGTAAACTTTGCAACTCCAAAATCTGAAAGTGTTGCACCAGTTGTTACTGTTGCTGTATCTAGTGTTGCTGATGCAGCAAAGACTGCTGCTGTAATTGACTTACCAGATACCTTGTTACCAAATGCATCTGTTGCTGTAACTAGAATATCATGCTTTGTACCAGCAGCTCCTGCTGATGGAGCAGATACTGTTAGGTTGTTGATCTTTCCAGCAGTTCCCTGTACATAGTATGTAAGAGTTGTTCCACCGTTGTTGATTACAACTGTACCAATTGCTGTTGTCTTTGTGTAGACAAAAAATGTTGCCTTGTCACCAGTACCCGTTGCAATTGTCAAAGATGATGATCCTGACGATGCTCCTACTGGTGCTGCTGATGTGTGTAGTGCAGACACGATTGTTGCGTTAGTTGCAACTGCAGTAACTGATGTTCCTGTTGCGACTGTTGCTACAAACTTTAGTGCATCTGCTGCATCAATTGTGTTGTCCTCTGGGACTGGCAATGAAGCAGGTGTAGCAATTACACCATTAGTTGTATTTGCTACAGAGTTTAGCGTTACTGCAACAGTCATTACCGTTGCATTCGCAGGTGCTGCTGCGACAGTTCCCAAAGTCATGGCTGCAGCCACGGCAAGGGCGATCTTCTTAAATGAATTCATTTTTCTCCTTGTTATATTAGTTTTAGGTTATCAAGAAAACTCTTGACATCTTCAGGCATTTGCCTGTCTTCCAATTCTACCATAGCTCTCTGCTGTCTTGCAACTTTATCCGCAGATCCCCAGGTATGAATCTCTATCTCAATATTCATTTCCTTTGGGGTATGAGAAATGGCACCAAATACTGCCCCGCAAACAGCATCTGCTAAGTCCTTAGACTTCTTTCTAGGGTGATCTACACGATTACCCTTCATGATCTTTAGTTCTGACATTTCCTCCAGAAGCAAGGGAATCATGGGCATAGCAATGCGCTCTTCATAGACCATCATTGCTAAATCTTCGTAGTGTTTTTTGGCAACAGAAACAGTATCAGTTCTTATTCCTACCTGCTTAAGTTCTTGCTGGATATCATATGACTGCCAACGGTCAAATGAGACAATTCCAATATTAAAACCTTGTCTTCTTAGATTAATAATCCACTGCTTTACCTCAGATAGATTTACAGGTCCTTCTGCTTTTGGCTCCCACCATGCTACTGCATCTACTACAACTATTGGTGCTACCTGTTCATAATCTTTAATTACCTGAATATTTACCCACTTGTCAACGTGAGCAATAGCAACAGCACACTTATCGTGTTTTTGTGCAAGGTCAGCATGTATATAGTATTGTTTATCTGGATCTGGCTTAAAGTTTTCTGCAAACCTTCTAAAACTATCAACAGGATTTGTTAAGGTCATACAGTTAATAAGCTTATCCTTTTGCTTAAAAAATGCATCAGATGCATAGGTTGGTGTGCATAAGAAACGCATCATTGCATCTCCTAGGTCTGTTAGAAAAGCAATCTTAAAGTCATCAATCTGTCTTGTTGGGTTTACATCCCATGTTGGACGCTTTAATGCTAATACTTTTGGAATCTTATAAGACAAAATATGATCTTCATCCCAAGATATCTCAAAATAGTTATCAGGGTTATCGTGTGGCAGGTCTTCATTTATTATGAATCTGTGTGTTTTTTCTACTACTTCCTTATCAGCAATAACTGCATCATACCGTTGAGAAATAAAGTCTCCTGGATATCTTGGGAATGAAAGCAAAACAACCTTACCAAGATCAGGGAAACGAGAGTCTACAGTTCCACGGAAAGCTTTATAGATATTGTCAGCAGTTTTTCCTTGTTCATTTCCTGTTGCTACCTCTGATGCAAAACCAGAAATTTCATCAAGTACAGCCATAAACAAGTTCAAACCCTCATGTGATTCACGCTCTGAGTGACCAGAGTAAACTGTGATTGATTTATCAAACTCAATTGAGTCTGCTTTTGGATTATACTTTCCTGCAAACCATGGCGATCTTTCAATCTTTGATTTAAAACCTTTAAAGAAGACATTCTTAGCCTGTTGAGCGTTAATGGCAACGTTAATGATATCAATAGCATCTCCTGCAGGCTTACCATAGTAAACTGCTGGATCTTTCAAACATAGCATCTTATACACCACATATGCACATGCTACTGTAGATACGAAGTCTTTTCCAGATCCCTTGCCAAGTTGCAGGATAATCTCATTCTTGGTGTATTTCTTAAAGTATTCTTCACCATCGTCACCACGAATATCTACAACGTCTTCTTTGCGGTATATCTGACTCATGGCTTCAACTATGTCATACTGTATATCAGATAGTGGAGGTTGCCCAAGATAGTCTGGTGACTCAACAAATGTTTTTGCATCAACAGGCTTCTCAACAAAATGATTTTCTTTTAGTACCTCAAAGAAATCATTGAACATCGTGGACAACAGTAATC